TATGTTTTGCATTATTTTTTGTTTGCTCATTCTTTTCGCATTATAAATTGTATCACACTTTTTTCGGCAAATTCGGCATTTTTAAAAATTTATTATGTTTTCTTCGTGGATAACTCTCATCGTAATGCCCTATCTTAAATGCAATCCACTGCCATGACGGCATTACGGTGCCGTCTATGTACCTGTATCGGAATATGCGACGTGTTTCACTGTCGGATATTGTAGCGACAAATAATTCAATCTTTTGTTTCTGCCATTCTAATCGTTGACGTAATATAATATTATTCTCGTTCTTTTGCGTTGGCTCAACGCCCGATACAGAAATACAGTGTTTAACGTACGGGAACTCACTGTCAGAGCCTGTGACAGTTCCGTGTACTGTACTACTGTTTATTCTGTCATTTACCTCGTTTAATTCCGCTACAATACTGCGATACTGTTTTAGCTCTTCCTTTGTCAAATTAATTCCCCCTATGCTTTCTTATCCGGTACATATTCCGGACACTTTGTTATTCTATACGAATCGTATGTCTTGCGGTGTACCTTTTTAGCAGTCCAACCCTCCACAGGCTGAAAGCAACTGCTCCACGAACAATCACCGCCAGCTTTCTGACACGTCCAACATAATTGTTCTTTAGTCATTTTGCACCTCGTCCAATCTCTGAACATATTTCGTAAAATACCATATCAGTTCATCTTTGAATACTTCGATAGCTTCTTCGGCTTTTTGGAATGTTGAGAAATATATAGCATTCGGTCGTCTTAATTTCTGTTCTATTCCTATGCTTAATTCATTTAAACTATAATTATATGCAATACAATATTTATTGATTTTATCATTTTTCCAATCAGACACAGAAATAACCTTGTCATTTTGCGCCTGCCACTGTCTTAACTGACGGAGTAATCTGTCTGCACGAGCATTGTTCTCGGAAATTATCTTGTCACTGTAATAGTTTCCTGTGCTATAACATTGCTTATCACCTTGGTCATTATCTTCTGTAACTCTCATTATATTATTGTATATATCGACAAGATAATACATTTCACCTTTTTCAACCCTCTCATACCCAGTTCTAGGTTTATCCTCAATCAATCCCAGCTTTTTTAGCTGTTCAAACAATACTGTCTCTTTTAACTGCTCCTCGCTGATTTCAGCTTGAACGCTTTTATCGTTCACTTTCAACTCTACTTTCATTTTGTCCCTCACTTTCCGGTAGTTCAATACCATATTCTCGTAGTTTATCAATTACTTCGTTTACACTTCTTTTGCCTAAATTCCTTACATTCTGCAACTGCTCAACACTCTTGATGTCACCGAGTGTTTTCATTCCGGCATGTTTCAAGCAGTTATGTGTACGCACAGAGAAATCGCAATCTTCGATTAACACCTTTGTAGGCTCGTTTGCTCTTTCC